CACAAACGGCGGCGTCGTGGGATACGTGGGTGCTGTATGGTCCGTCGGGCAACTCCATGTTGCCCTTCGGCCTCTCGGTGGGCGCCGTATCGTTCAAAAACCAGAACAGCCCCGGAACCGTCAATATCCCCACCAGCGCAACAGCCGATAGCGTGTCGGGCGCGAAGGTGCTAGAAACGGTGACGGGACTCTACAATGGCGCGAACGTTGACCGCGCACGGGGCAACATCGATACCGCCGCCATCATCACCGCCGTCGCCGCGACCACGACCCAGAACAGCACCGACCAAATCAACTTCAATGGGCGCGGCATCAAGGTTGTCGTCAATGTCACCGCGATAGCGGGCGGCTCCATCACGGTTGCGCTCCAGGGCAAAGACACGGCGAGTGGCACATACTGGACGCTGCTAGCAAGCGTCGCGGTCAGTGCGACGGGGCCGTTCACGCTGACGCTGTACCCAGGCGTCGCGGTCACGGCCAACGTCTCCGCGTCCGACATCCTCACCCGAACGTGGCGCGTCCAGGTCACACCAGCGGGCAGCACCGCGTCCTATACCGTTGGCGCGTCGGTTATCCTCTGATCCGAATGCCTGACGTGTAGGGGAGACCCTCGCGGTCTCCCTGAACTCCACCGTTGGCGCATACTGGCTGGGAGACCGCGAGGGTCTCCCCTACACAGAGCAACACCCAATTATTCACACCACCCACACGAAAGGAAACAACATACCATGTTAGACCTTCTTGAACTCACCTATGGGCGTTACAATAGCGGCCAGGTTGCCCCAATTGGCACGTACCTGTGCCCACGCACCCTCGCCATTGTCCAGCTCGCCGCCGATGGCGCGCTGCCGAGCGACGGCACGTTCTGCCGCGTAGACCCCAGCGCGTCCCAAACCTTCGCCAACATCGCAACCGCCCTCAATGCCCTGCTCGGCACAACCTACACGGGCGCGAGCTTCCACGCACAGAACGCAGGCGACATCATCAGCACACCAGGCTCCGCCAGCAACGACGCATAGGATATATCGTCGTCAGAAGTTTTCATGTAGAGATGCAGGTGCTTGCGTCCGCGAGATAGCGCAAGCACCCACACCCCTATATCGTACGGAGGATACGCGCTTATGCTCATCAAACATGGCATTTTGCAATCGTTTAACCCCACCACCTATACGGCATCAGTCTTGTTGCTTGAAGCGACCTCGTTTGCGCTCGCGGGTGTTCCAATCGCAAACCATATCGACGGCTCATCCGCCATTTTAGGCGCGTTGTGTGCGGTGCTTTTCTTTGATGAACACAATCTTCAAGATGCGGTGGTTATTGCTACCTTTGCCACTATTCCAGCCGCGCCCCCAGGCCGTGTGACCTTTAGCACGGGCTATCAGCAGCTACTCAATGTCAGCATCGCGGCGGGAGTCACACAGACCTTCACCTTTACGGGCGCGTCCGGTATCCCAGCCGGAGTGCTTGGCGTTCTTTATAAGGCGTACTTTACGAGCGCGACGGTGGGGGCATATCTGCAACTCGCGCCACATGGAGCAAGCGACATCTCCGCCTATGCGACGCTTGGCAGTATCGCCGTTGCCAACACCTTTATCAATGGTGGCGGGATGCTTCCCGTTGACATAAACGGCTCAATTGACGTTAAAGCGAATACGGGCGCATGCACCGTTACACTCTACACTTATGGCTATGTTCTTTAAGCAACAAAAAGGAGGGAATACATGCTGCTTGCAGATATTGAAACGGTGGTACGGCAAGACCTGTTTGACCCGTTGGGAGCTACAAATCCCCGCTGGGCTACTACAGACATTGACCGCGCCATCGACAAAGCCGTCGCTAGATACTCACAATACTATCCAAATATTGTCTATGCCGACATGGGGACTCGTCCCTATCAGCGCACCTATCCGTATCCCACCTCATGGAATCCCGCCTATCCTGCCTGGTGGCTTGAGCGTGTCCTCTACCCCCTACAAGCGTATGGTTCGCAGTTCGCCCCGCCCCCTGTAGGGATGAACGCGGCACTGGCGAACGGCAACGCGCTTGGTATTGGCGTCTATCAGTATGCCGTTACCCTGCTCTCACAAGCTGGCGAGACACCACCCGCGCCTCTTACAACTATCACCACCACAAGCGGCAACCAGACCGTGCTGCTGACGGCTCTTCCCAGTGGCCCCACCGTGACAGTCTTTCCAGGAACAGCTCCCAATATGGTGCTTGGGCGCAACCTGTACCGCACCCTCGCAGGTGGCACAACGCTCTTTCTGCTCGCAACACTACCGGACAACGTGACGACAAGCTATAACGATATGTCGCCCGACTCCGCGCTCGCGGGGAAGCCACAAGTGCCAACGGTCAATACCTCCGGCGTAATGCTCTGGCCGCCCAACGAACGTGACTTCGCGGAATATTCCAATGTGTTCGATAGTACCGCCGCGTTAGCCGCGGGCGGCAACCTGGGAACACAGGGAGCCGTCGGCATCGGCTTAGGGCCAACGGGAACACTCGCGCCCAGCTTTACCTTGCACCTGTCGAGCGCGGAACTGCCCAAAGATACAACCTCGGTCATGCGGATTTTCTACGCCACAAAACATCAATTAGATAGCAACGGCTCGACGATACCAGAGGTACACCGCGACCTTGTGGTATTGGGAGCTACTGCATACGCGATGGAGGCGTATCAGGTTCCAACAAACGACAATTTCGATTTTCAGGACGGGGCCATACATGATCGCATCGACGATACAAAGATACCGCTTGCATGGCTTGCCGCGACCCAGGCCAGAATGTCACAATTCGTCGCCCGTTTACAAGAAATCAAACAGCAGCGCGACTTTGCCTACGGCGCACGTACGCATTGGGGCGATGTTCCGGCGCGTTGGTCGCGCCTGTAACGTGACCATTCCCTCTCTCCATAGAAAGGAGCAACCCTACAATGGATCCATTGTCTTTGGTCAATCTCGTTATGACGGTTAGCATCGTCATTGGCGGCATCGCGGCGTATCGGCACGGCTTCTCACGCACCGCGAATGAGGTGCAGGAGCGTGTGATTAACGCTTTACAAAGCGAAATACAGGCGTTGCATGATCGCATTGGCGCACTCGAAAAAGAGAATAGTCGCCTGGGCTATACCCTCACGACAATGTGCCTGGCCCTCAAACAGCGCGGCATCCACGTCACCATCGACGGAGATATCATCAGTATTCAAGACCGCTTCGGCGAGAGCTATACCTACAATACCCGCGTACATGGAATGCAGGAGGAGCTATAACATGCCGGTTTTATGCGTGGATTGCGAGGTTATCCTGGATGGGACGGGCTACTTTGTGAAGGCGGGGTCATATCATATGAAACAGCCACGCATTCGCAGGGCGACGATACGTGCCGATGGTGGCACGGCCTATGTGGACCTCGGCCCAGGAAAACGGCATTGGAGCCTAACGTTGCTCTGTAAGAACGAACTTATTGGCTATGATGGCCTCGCCATCGGTCTCACCGGACAACAGTACCGCGACGCATTACGCACCTCTTACCTCGGCTCGGTGGGGACAACCGTTCTTTTCAGCGACCCACTGAACACCGCCGCCATTGCCGTCCATATCGACTCGTACACCGAATTCGTCGCGGATTTACATGTACAGCAAGTGCTACTTTCGACTGGCAGTCCTGCGGGATTGTCCTATGAAGTAACACTAGAATTGCTGGAAGCATAAACATAATAGATAGATGCACTAGTACATTTATACCGTTTGCTTGACGCCACCTCATAGATAGACTTACATTTACCACTAGGGGAAAGAGGGTACGAAAAAGGAATACCATACACGTATCCTCATTATTTCTAGTGAGAAGGGGACTCGTAAAAACCCTAGAAGTAGGTATAAATGCACAGGCAAAATACTACAAACCAACGGACAAGGGTAATACAACGAGTACTTGTATTATTTTGTGTGTGTATGCTTTTTGTTTTTGTAGGAATTGTATTTTCGATTACATCGGCAATCTATGCACAAGGTGCAGTGCACAACCGTAGCGTTGACAAGCCATTTGACCTGGGGACACCGCCTGTTACAGTTGTGCCTACCGATGTACCAACCACACCGCCAACACCTATGCCGACCACACCGCCAACACCTATGCCAACCACACCACCAACGCCTGTGCCAACCACACCACCAACGCCTATGCCAACCACGCCACCGACACCTATACCAACGAACCCACCCACCACACAGCCGACAGTACCACCCGTTTCTAATCCAACAAGTGCGGCGGGTGTGCCGCCTGTGCCTCCATCTGGGCCAGTCGATCCACGTCAACAGCCAACATTTCCCACGCCAAGCCCTTCGTCATCGCCAACAAAGACGACGCCCACGCCAACACGGGGTGCTTCAACAGCCACACCAAATGCAACCGTCAGCGGATCGTCATCCGCGGTAATCCCAACGACAGCATCAATCAGTACGCCGGACACAAACAAAACCATGCCAATGATGCAGAGCGGACTGCTCACCGGAACTGCGGTTCTGTTGGGCGGAACTGCGCTTATGGGTGTGATGTGGCGACAAAAACGGATGCGGCTCGCGCTCCAAACAAACAAACGACCACCGATCCAGCCAGTGCAAACCCAGCTAGCGATGCCCCAGGCATACACAGCCCCCGCGACATCGTTCGCGCTCGCGAACGGAATGCAGCGCGACCCCGCGCCGCTACAAAGCAGTCCCGCCCCAGTCTCAACACAGAATATTGAAGAAATTTGGGAACATAGCCCCATTTTTCAGGAGGCCAGACTAAGCAAAGGCATGATGCCCGTGCCAGAAACACCCCGTCTCGCACAAGAGACGGTTAGTACTCTCGATCCATTGCTGGAAAACCTGATGCGCCAAGCACAAGCGGGGCTATTTGTGCTTCCCGATAAATAAATATTTTAGGGGGTAGGGTGCAGGGTACAGGGAGACC